AAAGGGCACCAGACAACAACATTCTTTGGAATGTATTTGAGAATCGGTGTAACACCGTAGGCAGGTGTATAGCACTCATCATTGTTACCTGATGAGTACATTAATTTACCACTATCCAATGTCATCTTCAACCTCCAAACAGTTCATCAAACAGATCACCCATCTCACGACGATCATTCTCAGAGTCTATCATATCACGCATCTGAACCAACGTGTTCTGTTCCATACGCAGTTTCAGAATCTGATCACCAATGTGATGCAATTTGTTGTTGATCTCAATACGATCCAAACCATCCACAATGGTAACCGTGATCGGCATACCTTGGGAGATCGTGGTGCGTTCGGAGATGATGTGGGTCATTGGTTTCCTCTCAACATAGCCAATATACTGGAAAAGACCCGGCTCGGCGGGTCAGGTGGACAGCCCAAAAACTGTCACACATCAAGTTCTAACAACGCAGATCCCAGACATTTTGATAGATGAGATTCCAATTCTACATCATCAACATCGTGTCGTTCTGCGGTAGCTTTGACAACAGACAAAGGAGAACCCCACATCAAATCAATCAAAAACTTAAGTTGTTGACTGTTAATTGTGATCTCTGTAACTAGAGTCTTCATTGTGTTTATCCAAATGAGAAAAGAGAGGTGAGAATAATGCAAGGTATCCCCACCCGATTGCACACAGAATGATGAAAATGTAAATCACACCACCCGTTGAATCAGAATACCAGGTTGGTCATCATTGTGCACATCATACACCTTACGGGTTTCAAACTTCCAACCGGCTTTAATCAGACGAACTGGTGCAGTTGGTCGATAACCATTGCGACGTTGATTCTCACTCATCTCCGAAAGAGGAATGAAGAAGAACGTACCAACAGACAGTTGTTCCCAAGGATATTTGGTTTGAAGTGGATGTTTATCCGAAACCTTGAAACGATCATTGAGTTGATCAGATCCAAAAATTTGGTAAGTCACGGTAATGAAGAAAATGGTAAAGAACGAAGAAAATTAACAGGCACCACCCATAGGATTGCCCAGTTGAGGAATCGTATTGAAGTCGATCACCTCATAGCCATAGGCCAGACGTTCACGAACTTGAATACCCATCTCAACACGATTGAGAAACTTCTTGGATTGAGTTCCACCCATAAACGTAAGAATCTGGATGAACCATTCCTTAGAAATGTCACCATAAGGCGTCTTCAGAGGATAGAAGTCAACGACCATACTACCGTCTTTGGATTGGAGTTTCATTGGGGATTCCCTCTCAACAAGGCCAATATATCAGACCTGGGGGTCAGTGGCATCATCGGTGGCCACCTCATCGGCTGTCACACGCTTCACATAACGTACATTGTAAGGGCTGTTGAAAAACCTACGGAAAGCAGTAACAACGATGATAAATGCCGAAACAACACCAACCAGACCAAGGAAGGTAACAGCATCACCACCAAAAGTGTAAGTGTCAGGAGTCATCGGTAAATTGCCTTGAAAAAGAATACAATACCACCAATCAAAAGAAGAAAGGTGGCGAGAACGGAAAGATTAACAATGTCCATTGTAACCTACTTGTTTGGAGTCATCTTATACTCCAGTTGTGATTTTTGATGGTAGTATGATTTGAACATTTTCTCATCGCGTTGAATGAGAAACACATTATACATCAAGAGTCCAATGACTGCAAGATAAATGTGTGTGGTTTTCATTGTTGTTCAGAAAGTTCAAGGTAATTGTATCCAAAGAGTTGACGACCCTTGTGAGTAGAGATGTCAATTTGGATGTTTTGATCTTGGAGTTTGTTGTACCGTCGTGCAGAAGCCTCATTCATTTTGATGATCCACTCGACTTTGGGTTTGAGACTAATCACAGGACCTCCTGAAAACGACCGTGAATGAATTGAACATACTCAGGATTGGCTTGCCAACGACCTTCTTTCCAAACAATTTGGTTGGGGATGGAAGAGGGCACGTTACGAATCGCATTAGCAGCTTGGGCAGTCAGCTCTTCGATCGTATAACGTGCAGGGCGAATACCGTACATAATGAAGTGGTGGTTGGTTGACTAAGGTAGTGTCGCACCATTCAGTGCGAAAATCAAGAGGTAGTGGACAGTTTGGAAACTGTCACACCAACACCAGTTTTGGTGCAGGCTGGACACTAAAAGTACCAAGCCGATCGCAAGAAATACTCACGGCGTTTGCAGGTGCTCCCAGTTCATCAACAACTTCCCAGGAATCTTCGGTCTCTTCAATGATAACGAAACCAAAACATCCTGCGATGGGGAGCGATTGAGTGCCCCACCGTTCGGCTGAGCGTTGGGTGTCCCACCAAGTACGCTCATTCCAGAATTGGTTGGGGTCATCATTGCGAGGGCCGAAGGTGATGCAAACAAACTTGCTCATCGGGGGAGGTGTCTCAACTTGGCCAATATACGCGATCTTGGACCCCCTGGCACCCCTGGTGGACAGCCCACCAACTGGCTCACCCCCAATTATTTCTGAACAATCATAAGGTGGTGAAATGAGTACACTTCAGGTTAATACAATTCGTCATAACACGACTGGTTTTAATAATGTTATCACACACGCTGATGGTGCTGGTACGGCCAATGCTGTTCACGCTCGTGCTTGGGTGAATTTTAATGGTTCTGGTACTGTTGCGATTCGGGCTCAGTTTAATGTAAATTCTATTACTGACAATAATACTGGCGCTTACACCATCAACTTTGCAAATGCGATGCCAGATGTAAATTATTCTTGGTCATTAAATGGTGGTGCAGTTTACAACGGTAGCGTATTCTGTATGATTGATGCAACTACTGGCGGTAATGATGCTACTAATGGAGTAGCAACTGGTTCATTAGGAATGGAAGTTCGTGGAAATGGTGGTAACTATTCTACTTTTGACTCAGATTGGGTAACCGCTAGTATTTTCCGTTAATACCCCACAATTATTCAATTAAGATAATAGGTTAAGTTATGAGCCAGATACGAACCGATAGTATAGTTCCAGCAGGAGGAATACCAGCAGGTGCCAGTGGTGGAGGTATTATACAAGTTGTTCAGACAGTAAAAACTGATGCTTTTACAACAAACTCTGGTAATGGGGTATTTGTAGATTTAACTGGATTATCAGTTACAATAACGCCAAGATCGGCATCAAATAAAATTCTTGTATCATATTCAGTTCAAGGTTGTGAACCTAATAACGCTGGAACTCACACAAAACTCCAAAGAAATTCATCTGATATACTCTTAGGAGATGCCGCCTCTGGTGAAACAAGATGTACTACAGGTGGATTTTTTAGAGCTAGTGGTAATAATGAAGTCTCAACACATTATATACAGTATGTGGATTCTCCGAGCACTACATCAGCAGTAACATATAAAATTGTTTGTAGTGGTGGAGGAGGAACACTTACCGTCAATAGATCATCAAACACAGGTCTGGTATATAACCCAAGATGTGTATCAATAATTACAGCTATGGAGGTTTCGGGATAATGAATATCGCAAAAGCTTTAGAATCACTTGCTCCTGGAGCACAATGGTCAATAAACGCTGATGATTATAACCAAATCACTTGGTTATCACCAGACATTCCACAACCAACAATCCTTGAAGTTGAAGCTAAGATCGCTGAACTCAAGGCTGCTGAACCAATGAGACTGTTAAGAATTCATAGAGATAAATTGTTGTCTGAAACAGATTGGTGGGTTCTGCCAGATAGAACACCAACATCAGAACAGTTGGCTTACCGTCAAGCCTTAAGGGATCTTCCTACCACAGCCACACCAGTATTAGATCCTAACAATTGGCCAACTGGTATCAGTGGTGTCACTTGGCCCACAAAACCATAGTATAGAAATCAAATAGGAGGAAGTCGTGATTACCTTTGAAACACTCACCCATACTATCGTAGTCAAATAGGAGAATCCAATGTCAGAGATTAGAGTAACAACATTAAAGGATACTTCTGGTGGTAACTCTAGTTCCACGGCTGATATCTACAGCGGTAGGGCTAAGGCTTGGGTCAACTTCAATGGTCAAGGTACTGTCGCAATTCGGGCCAATTTTAATACAAACTCTATTACTGATAATGGCACTGGTGATTATACAGTGAATTTTACTAACGCGATGTCGGATGCAAATTACTCTGTTACCTTGAGTGCAAACATCAGCGTGGGCTCATACAGAGCTATGGGGCAAACTCAAACTTATACCGCATCTTCAGTACGTATGCAAACTAATAATGATGGCAACGGTGCAAACGTTGATCCGGCTTTTGTTTGTTGCGATGTCTTCCGTTAACCCCTACTAATCTCAGAGAATAGTCAGATTTCAGGTAACACAAAATCACTCCGAACGTTACAGTAGTGGTTCCAAATAATATCAGGACTATTACCAGCCCACTTGGCACATTGATTCACTGGGATATTATTTTCAATCCATGCACTGATAGCAGTGTGTCTGAGATCGTAGGGTCGATAAACATTAGTGGTCAAACCAACCTGATGCATCTCTTTTGACTTTTGTTTGAAGTAATCAACGTAACTACGACGATTGATTGGAAAGATCAAATCAGAAGCCCACTTAATCTTACATTCCTTCAACACTTCTCCACACTTTTTGTTGATAGGAACTTTACGAGTCTTATTTGTCTTGGTGGTCATCTTCAATTGACCATCCATATCCGAAGTTTTAGAAACGATAATACCATCTGGTTTAATATCATCCCAAGTCAAGGCTCTGGCTTCTCCTGGTCTCATACCAGTTTGCAACAGAAATTCAGAGAACAGATACCACCGATCTTGAGTACGTGGGCTCTTCAATCCATTTAAGAATGTATTGACTTCATTCACAGGAATGACTATAATGTCACCACTGTCTTGGGCTTTAGGAAGTTGAAACGACAGAATATAATTCTTCTTGATCAGTTTCACATCTTCAGATGATGCCCAACGATACAAAGCCTTCACATAAATCGCAACTTTACGTGCAGACTTTTCTGGTGATTGAGTCAGAACCCAGGTCATAATCTCACGACCTTTCTTTGGATCCTGAACTGGGCACTTTTCCAACCATCGTGACACCTGATCATAGGTGTGTTTGATTGTGCCAGAACAAAGAGAGATTGACTTCTCTTTATGGTATTTCTTCCAAAGTTTGGTCAGAGTTTTCATAACAAATCTTGTAACCATTCCAATATAATTCACCGTCGTCTCATTTTGGACAGTGAGAATGGTACGGATTACCGTATCACGCTATAGGAATCGTGATTGGACCAATTGTGATAAGATTGTTGACAACATCACACTCAAATGATACCATAGAGTGAAATAGAGTTTTCTGATCTTTCCAACTCCAGATCCATTGATCAATTGGACTATACACTTGATCCAATCCAAATGCGTGACGAATTGTATTTTCAAACTCTTCTGGATTGTCTGTGTAATCCCAAGGAATCACAGCTAATCGTTCACTGGAGATTACATATTCTCCGTTGCGTTGATCATAGTATGTGCCATTTGAAGGTCTCACCAAGAATGGAAACTTACGTCTTGATGTAACATCCGCAGGATCACAGACTACATAATTACCTGGTGGAAGTGTAGCCATCTTAGAATTTAATAATAACTATTTAACTTATGATGCAACTTTGTTTCCCAACAGTGTATTGGCACTTTAGTGTTGGATCTTTTGACTTTGGTGATCTGGAAAATCAATGTGAGATCAACACCGAATGGAATTGTCTGTTAAAAACATCTAGAGGTGTAAAGTATGATTGGAATCCATTCTTAAAGAAGATTCAACCATACTTTTTGGAGTTACCATTTAAGAAACAAGGATCCCTGAAGTTTGATGATCCTTGGATGAATCTTTATACAAAAGGATGTTATCAGGAGGCACACCAACACGTCAGAGGTGGTAATCAATTAAGTTACTGTTATTTCTCCAAACTTCCAGTGGGCAGTGGTAAGTTTGGATTCTGGAATGATCAGTTTCGTAATTATTGTGGTAATGGTTTGGAGGAGATTGTTGATATGAATCTTGTGGAATGGGGATTCCCTGAGGTTCAGGAAGGTGACTTGATTATATTTCCGTCGTTTCTAATTCATCAAGTGACTTATCATTCGATTGATGATGTTAGAGTCACAGTGGCTGGTAATGTGAGGATGATTGTGTAAAATTAGTGGGTGTTAACGGAAGCAGGCACAAGATTGAATTTCACCATCTGCCCTTGCACCGTTTAGTGTATTTGTACAAGTCATTGTGTAAGAAGTTGTACCCAAATCTCCAAGGTTCACGTCCCATCCAATCTGATCTCCAGTAAAGTAAGAAGAAGTACCTGTACAACTATAATTACCATCAGCCAAAGCATTAGCGATATTAATTGTGTATCTGCCTGCACTAAGATCTGTGATTGAGTTGGTATTAAAAGAGGATCGAATAGCGACAGTGCCTGTTCCATTGAAGTTTACCCAATTCTTAGCCCTACCGCTGTAGATATCTGACGTAGAACTAGAATTGCCACCAGAAGTATCCTTTAATGTTGTTACTCTAATCTCTGACATTACTATACCCTCCTATTTGATTTCTATACTATGGTTTTGTGGGCCAATCAACATTATTGACGTAAATTGGTGCCATATTTCCATCGATTATTGGATTACTTGTTAAGGGAAGATCTCTCAATTCCTGTCTATATTTTTTCCATTGATCTGGGATTGGATCTCCAGATTCTTGACATTTAATTACAATCCAATCAGTTTCTTTTAATAGTCTATCTCTCTCATCTCTTAAAAATTTCATTGCTTGAATTTGTTTCAATTCATTTATCTTGGCTTCAATTTGATTCCAATTAGGTTTTGTAATTTCTGGCGATAACCATTCGATTTGGTCGTAATCATCATCTCTTACAACCCACTTAGCATTTGGTTCAAGAGCCTTTAAAGCGTGTGAAATGTCCATTATCCTGATATTTCGTAGGCGTAAAAAGTTGAAATTGGTTGAACAGAGTAATTAGTATTTTCAAAATCAAAAATAGGTCTGTTCATATAAAATGTGGTTCCTTCACCACTTATTTGAATAGCATAAGTGGTCGCTGATGTGCTAGATGGAGAATCAAGATATCTAAAATTCATAAAATTAGCACCATTATTGTCATAAGATCCACGTTGAAATCCCATAGTGGCTTGTTCAAAATTTACTCTTGAATTTCCCAACGCACCACTGATAACTGACCCATTCCTTAAAAGTCTGAAATTACTCAAGTAAAAATGTTGAGCTTCCTTTCCAAAAATCATATCGACCGTTAACAACACCTTATTACTAGTTGATCTTGGTGTTATAGTGACATTAAAATTGGAAATAGTAGTCCAGTTAGCTCTTCCATCAGTTACTGTTTGAGAGAACTTTGATCCCTCTTGATAAGTAACGACTTGTATAACACCACCACCAGCAGCTCCAGCCGGAACTCCTCCACTTGGGATTATACTATTAGTTCTTACCTGGCTCATAACTTAACCTATTATCTTAATTGAATAATTGTGGGGTATTAACGGAAAATACTAGC